AATCCAAATTCTGCTGCTTTCCAAGAACTGGCTAATAGGGCTGGTCAGTTGAAAGATAATATGAATGATGCAGCAGAAGCAATGAATGCTAATGCTGGTAGTGCATTTGAAAGATTAAAAAACAATAGTGAACTTTTGAAAGACAGATTGATGAATCTGGATTTTGAAGGTATTACAAGTTCAGTGAAAGGACTTGCTGGTCAAGTAAGTGGATTGACATTCAAAGGTGCAGTTGATGGAGTCAAAGGATTAACTGGAGCATTCAAAGCACTTGGAACAGCATTGCTCACCAATCCTATTTTCCTAATTGTTGCTGCTCTTGTAGCTATTGGTGGTGCAATCAAAATGATTCTTGATGACCAGCGAAATGATGTTGATGCTGCGAATAAAGCTATAACTGCATCAAATGAACAGCGACATAACATTGAGCGTTTGAGAATGGCTGAAGCAGCAGGAAATGAAAAGAAACTTGCAGATTTGAAAAAGAAAAGTATGCAAGAAGATATTGCTGATACCAAGATGCAAATTGACAACTTGATGTGGATGGAAAGTCAAGCATATGGATTAAGTGAGCAACAAGAAAAAGACCTTGATGACCTTCGTAAAAAGTATGCACAACAAAGAGTAGACTATGAGATTGAAGCATTGAAGCAAATTCAAATCTTGAATGCTGCAAATCTTGAATACGATAAAATTATCATGCAGTCTGGAATGACTGCAAGAGAAATAGAAAGAGATAATCTACAGCAATGGTATGCAGACCAGCGAGAAAAGATTGATGCTGCTGGTGCTAATGAAGAAGACATTTACAAATTAGATTGGGCTTATGGAGAAAAGAAAAAACAACTTCAAGAAAAGTTTAGAACAGAAGATGCAGCCAAATCAAAAGCAGCAAATGATAAAAAAGCAGCAGATGATAAAGCAGCAAGAGAAGCAGACCTAAAGAATCAAGAAGAAATACACAATCTGATTCTTGAATTGGAAGCAATGAATGCAGCAGATGAAGTTGCATTGAATGCTGCAAGATTAAAGCGACAAGAAGACTATTATAAAGTAAGTGAATTTCTGATTACTGATGCGAAAGAAAAAGAAATCAGTGCACTGGTAGTTGCCTATGAAGAGCAATTTGAATTGGCAAATGGAAATGCTGAAAAAGAAAAAGAACTTGCAGAGAAGCAGAAAAAAGATATTGCTAAGCATTTACAAAAGGTGGTGAAAAGTCTGCAAGGAAATCTTTTCAGATAAACAAAGCACTGTCAATGGCACAAGCAATCATGTCAACTTATCAAGCAGTGAATGCACAATTATCAGTTCCGCAAGATGCGATTACTGGTGCTAATTATGTGAAGGCTGGTATATCACTTGCGATGGGATTGGCAAATGTTGCAAAGATTGCTAAAACACAATTTCAAGCTACTGCTCCAAGTGGTGGTGGTGGTGGTGGTAATTTAGGTGGTGGTGGTGGTGGTGGTGGTGTTTCAATGACATCAGTAACACCGACATTCAATCCTTTGAACACATCATTCTTGAATAATAGACCAGCACAAACTGGAGCAGTCCAAGCATTTGTGTTAAGCAGTAACGTATCTTCCGCATTAGAAACAAATCAAAAAATACAAGACCAAACAGTATTATAACATGAAAAAAGAAATCAGAGAATACGACATTGACGAACAAGGATTTTTGGGAATGTCAGCAATATCACTGGTAGAACATCCAGCTATTGAAGCAGACTTCATTGCTCTTGCCAAACAGAAGCAAATGAAATTAGCAGAAGTAAATGAAGAAAAAAGAATGGTGTATGGAGCAGTGCTTATACCAGACAAATTAATCTATAGAGAAGAAGATGATGGAACACCATACTATGGAAAGTTCACTAAACGATTAATTGAGAAACTTGCGTATGGATTGCTTGAAAAAAATCTGCACCATAATCACACAGTGGAACACACATTTGCTGTTACTGGATTGACAGTTGTCGAATCATGGATTAAAGTAGGTGAGAGTGATAAGTCTGTTGAATTAGGATTTGACATGCCAGTAGGTACATGGTTCATTGGTGTGAAAGTTTACAATGATGAAGTCTGGAATCAAGTCAAGGAAGGAAAGATTAAAGGATTCTCGATTGAAGCATTTCTTAACGAAATAGGTGTGGAAATGTCGCGTGAAGAAAACCTATCATCTTTCATTGCTGAAGTAGAAAATTATTTATCTTCGCTTCGTAGCTGATGTTGTTGTTGGCTAATTTGTTTAGTGTTTCGTTAAGTGGAAAATCCCATCTGTAATAGGTGGGATTTTTTTTGTTGTTAGTAATTATTTGTCCAAAGTGTATTCTGATTTATATTATCTGGTATAAATCAATTCATATGAAAGTAATAGATACATTGAATGCTCTGATTAAGAAGCATGAAATCAAAGGTGTGAAACTTTCTGAAGTGAAAGAAGTGACAATGTCAATGGAAGGAAAGCTAACAGATGGAACAGTGGTGGCAACACCAAGTGATTCATTTGAAGTAGGCGCAGAATTTTATGTCATTGATGCAGATGGTAATCCATCACCAGCACCAGATGGTGAACATACACTTGAAAATGGTATGGTCATCATTGTTGCAAATGGTCTTATCACAGAAGTAAAAGAAGCAGCACCAGTAGAAGAAGAAATGAGTGCAGACATTGCAGCAACAATTGCAGCAATGGATGAACAATTGACTTCAATCAAAAGTCAACTTGCAGAAAGAGAAATTGAGTTAGCATCTGTGAAAACAGAACTTGCATCAGCAAAATCTGACTTGATTAAATCACAAGCAAAGGTGACTGAACTATCTAAAAAACCAGCAGCAACTTCTGTTAAGAAGGAAGTGATTGTTGAGAATACAGATGTTCCGCAAATGTTCCAAAAGAAAAAAACAACAAGAGATGTTGCATTGAGCATCATCACTAAATTCAAAAACAATTAAGAAATGGCAACTTCATTAACTATTAGTTCGTCTACTTATGCTGGTGCTTTGGCTTTGCCATATGTACAAGCAGCAATTCTTTCTGGTGAGACCTTGTCAAAAGGTTATGTAACCATTAAAGAGAATGTAAAATACAAAGCAGTAATCAAGATTCTTTCGTCAAGTGGACTTGTTACTTCTGCTACTTGTGACTTCACCACTGGTGGTTCACTAACACTTGCAGAAGCAGTATTGACTACAACTGACCTTGATACAAATATTGAACTTTGCAAAAAGCAATTTGTACAAGATTGGGAAGCATACAACACTGGCGCTGGTTTCATGAATGATGTTGTTCCAGTTGAATTTTCTGACTTCATGTTAGCACATGTTGCTTCTAAAGTTGGTGAAGCAATTGAGTACAATATCTGGCAAGGAAACTTTGATACAGAAAGACTGCTCAATTCTATCGTCAAGCAATCAATGCTCTTGGATATCAGCAGTTGTATAACAACAATCCAGATGCTCCAATTTGGATTGATGGTTATGAAATCTATGTTTGTGCTGGGATGCCAGATTCAACAATGGTAGCATCTGAAGTTCAGAACTTGTTTGTAGGTACAGACTTGCTTTCTGACCTAAATGAAGCAATGGTGATTGACATGACTCCAAATGATGGTTCTGACAATGTTCGTGTTGTAATGCGTTATCGTGTAGGAACACAGATTGCTGTAGCAAGTGATGTAGTAATTGGTTATGTTAACCCATAATCTTTGAATGAAATATAAAAAAGGATGGGTAAAGCATCCATCCTTTTTTTTTTACACATTAAAAAAATAAAAACATGAGTTGTGAAATAACAAGGGGCTTTGGAAAAGGCTGTAATGATTCAATCGGTGGTGTAAAAGAAATCTATTTTGGTGATTGGTCAACAATCACAACTGCTGGTATTACATATGATGCTGGTGGTTCAGTTGATGGTTTACCAACAGCAACAATTTTCAAGTATGTTCCGCATCAAAATACTGCGAATTGGGTGGAAGAAACAACTGCAAGTATTGAAACTGGTTCTGTATTTTTTACAAGCACTGTTTCTTTGTCATTGAAAGGTCTTTCACAAACAAAGCAAAAAGAACTTCAAGCACTTGCATTTGGTAGATGGGTGATATTTGTTCGTGATTCAAATGATAATATTTGGATGATTGGAACATATGAAGGATGCTTGATGAATGGTGGTAATGGTTCAACTGGAGCAGCAAAAGGTGACTTGAATGGTTATACCTTAACACTTGTTTCAGAAGATAAATATCGCGCACCAAGATTGGAAAGTTATACAACTGTTCCTTTCGATAATTTCGCTGGTATCACAGTAGAAGATAACTAATTTTAATATTGACTGGTGGTGTGAAAAATCATCACCAGTCATTATATTTGCTTATGGTTTATTTACAGCCTAACACATCAAATCAGTCTGTGTATCTGTCGCTTTTCGAAGGTCGGTGTACATTGGCTGATTTTTCGCATTACATGGTATCTATCATTCATGAAGAAAACAGTGAAACTGGTAGTGAATTAAATCAAGTTCCTACAATTGTTTCTGATGGAAGCAATTATAGTAATTTGACTATCACAACTGTTGGAATAACACAGTCTGGAAGATACAGATACATAGTCTATGGTCAAAATTCAAGCACTAATACAGATGCAGAAGATGCTTCTGTTGTTGGTGTTGTAGAGATTGGATACTTGGTCATAGGTGACATCAAAGATTATTACGATATCGTACAAACAACATCATCAAATGACATCATCATTCAATAATATTAAGGCAACTTCCATTAATCTGTCAAAGAGTTATGTGCAGATTTCCGCACAAGAAAAAGAATCACAAGGTGGATGGATTGATTATGGTGACAAGAACATGTTTGCTGAATACTGCATTGAATTATCAGAGCAGTCACCAGTGCATGGTAGTTTAGTTAGGTCAATCTCACAGATGATTGCTGGAAAGACAATCACATCAAAGGATGTTGGTGCTGCATCATTACTATTATCGCTTGGAATTGTAGATGCAAATAGCAATACGGCAAATGATTTAGAATTGCATGGTGGTTTTTATTGGGAAGTGATATTTGACATGAAAGGTGAACCACATTCAATTGAACATTTG